GCATACACTGCTTTGAAAGAGTGGCGGCAAAAACAGGGAGCGGAAAATGAAGATCAGCGCAACAAGAGAGGAACCAATTAAGCCCGGCTGGTATGTAGTTGAATGGGGCGAGTTTGCAGCAAGTCCGACACTGATTTATTACGACGAACGGGGCTGGCAACGCAGCCCAGGCAATGAAAGTTTTTTTGGTACGCACGAAGGGGACGTTTGGTGGGATGAGTTTGAACCTAGCGACTTCACAAAGTTTCTCTTGAGGGTAATGGCATGAATTGGGCGGAGTATGTAAATCACATGCCTCAGACGCTTGATGAGCGTCGGATTGAAAAATCTGTTCAATACAAGAAAGAGAAACGGAATGAATACTACCGAAAAAGACGTGCCTCTAAAAAAGTGGTGCAGCAACTGCTGGCGGGAAAGACCAGTTGAAGGCGGCGGCTACAAGCTGTCCAAGAGTCCTGTTAAACGATGGAGGTGCGCAGAATGCGCAGCGAAAGTGAAATGATTAAAGCCATGAAGCTGGCGCTTGAAGCGTTGGAGTGCATTAACTCGCCATTACACATGACTGAACTTCGCAGTGTGGGCAGAGCCATTATCGCCCTTCGCGCCGCCATAGCCGAGGCATCAATGCAGCGGCTTACGGATGTGCAGCAGGAGATGGAAGCCCATCGTGTAAATCAATGCGCAGAAGTCTGCGAAAGGGCCAAGTTGTGCGCGATCTGTGCTCGGGGGCTGGAGGAGATGGAGGAGATGGAGGAGATGGAGGAGATGGAGCAGGATCCTGTGGCGTGGGCTGATATAGAACAGGGCGCAATATCTTGGATGAAAGGAGAGTACGGCCCTACTTGGAAGCCCCTTTACACCAACCCACCCCGTCGCGAGTGGGTTGGGCTGACGGAAGTTGATCCGAGTGTTGAGCAACTAGACCAGATCATTGATCTTCTTGTGAGAACCCATGTGCGTATATCCGCCAGAGAACTGTTGCGCGTTTGGATTGTGGCTTACACCCGCGCAATCGAAGCCAAGCTGAAGGAGAAGAACTCGTGAGCAAGTGGATGCAGAAAGCAATCGCTGCGGGCTCACCAGAGTTTCGTTCATACGCCGAATACGTTACCGAATCCCTGCCTGACGTTACGTTGCCCGTGCTGCGAGATATGTTCAAACACAATGCCAGCGTGCGCGAATACCAAGAGCATCAGCGGCGTTGTGAATCTGCTCTGAACAGAGGCGGCGCATGAGCAACAAACCACTCACTCGCTATCCAGATGGAAAGTATTCGGAATGAATGTTATGACAAAAGACGACAGAGCGGAGAAAGAACGCATGGCCGAAACCGTAAAAGCCAAATACAAAGCCAGCATCCCCGGCAAAAGCAGCATCGAAATCGACCACGGCACGCTGCCGCTTGAGTTTAATAAGATGATTGTCTGGATTATGACCAAGCCAGAGGAAGCGATGGCGCTGTTGCCGGAGTATGAACGGATAAGGGGTGATGTATGACCAAGGAAGAATTACTGCGCATCATGCGTTTGCTCTCTGCGGTAGAAGCTGTTGGTTTGTACCGAGAACCTGCATTTCCATCGTATTTGGTTGAGCAGATTGACAACGCTGTTTCGATACTTGAACGGGAAATACTGAAATGAACCGCGACGACATTATTCGCATGGCGCGGGAGGCTGGGTGGAATGGTATTTATTCCAAACCCCTAATGAAAATTGCCATGCAAGAAGAGGATTTTTTACGCTTCGCCGCCCTTGTCGCCGCTGCCACGCTTGCCGAGGCAGCCATGCAGCGGCTTACGGATACGCAGCAGGATATGGAGCGCAAGCCGTTGACGGATGATGAGATTGACCGAGCGTGGAGGTCTGTAGATTACAAGATTTCTTACGACAACTTCAGGATTGAAGTCGCCCGTGCAATTGAACGAGCGCATGGGATTGGGGGTGAGAAATGAACTACCAGTACAAAGCCAAAATAACAAACGTAGTTGATGGCGACACCGTAGATGCGTTGGTTGATTTAGGGTTCAAAGTGCAAATCGCACAGCGGTTACGCTTGGCTCGTGTTGATACGCCTGAGCGAACTCAAGCAAACTATCAAACAGCAAAAGACTTTGTGAAAGACTTGGTTAAGGGTAAAGAAGTCACGATCACCACGCACAAAGTGAGCAAATGGGGGTACTTCTTGGCCGATGTTGTTATTGAAGGCCGCGACGTATCCGATATGCTGATTGCAGCTAACCTTGGAAAATCATACGACGGGGGGACGAAATGAACGTAACGCCAATCAGACCGCAGTCAGCAGCCGAACGCCATGTACAGTTTTCTGAATTTGTTGAAGTTCGGTACATTGAACCGACTGAAACTGCACCTGTTCAGCCGTCTTTGCATGCGCAACGATTGGAATACGCTATGAAAAATCGTCCTTGTGTCAAAACGCAAGAACAACTGCGTGAGATTAAGTCTAAAGCCGTTAAAACATATAAGAACATCTTGCACACTGTTGCTATGGTGTGCGGGGCTCTTATCGTCCCTTCGTTTGCATGTTTGCTGCTTGGTCCAATTGGATTGATTGCGCCGGCAGTTCTAGCAAGTTTAGCGCTGACTTGTGTATTACTTGCCGGGCGGCCAACGGAAACAATGGAACGAAAACGGGCTGAACGCGCTGCTGCTATGAGTGAGTACGACCCTCGATGAAGCTCAAAAATTCATCAGACGGTATTGCCGTAGTGGATCACGACTACTATTGGCAGCCAATGGAAACATGCCCTACAGGGCGCAAAGTTCAGCTTCTTAGCAAGCTGGGTTGCGCCGTGTATGGTTCCTATAATGGACGCGACACATTCTGGATTATGTGGGCACCACTACCGAAGAAACCGAAAAATGAAAATTCTTGAAGAACGCGGCAAACGCTATGGCAGCTTTGAAACTCATGCCGCTATTAGTCAGGGCTTGAAAGCAGTGCTGTTTGCGGGCTGTGACAAGGCCAAGCTAGACGATGATATGATCGAATCACTAGAGATGATCTGTCACAAGTTGGCGCGCATTGCCAACGGCGATCCCTACTATGTCGACTCTTGGACCGACGTAGTAGGATATGCGCAGTTGATTGTTACTCGTCTCGAAAAACAGGTGTTGTAGTAACCCAGCGAAGCACAAGATTGGCAAGACCAAGCAGGGACAGCGCAGTCGCACCGGCAGGCCCCAAAAGGGCGCCGACGACTGCGCCGTTGCTGCTTAGGTAGTCGATCACAGGAAGCGCCACGACAGCGCCGTTGAGGATCATAGTGCGGTAGCCTTTCATGCTATTTCCTTTCCTGCTTTCAGTTGAGCAAGCGTAAGCCCGCCAGTGTATTGAAAGTGCGCCATTTCGCGCAGTTTTCCCGTCCAACGCCCTGCCCATTCCAGCCCAACAGCCTCGCCCATTTCGCCGATCTTGCGCCACAAGTCGCCATCAGGCCCGCTTGTACCCCACACAGGTTTGCCGTTACGCAACGGCACTACATCGAACGCGCAACGCCAGTTGTGGTACGAATCGCCAGGCCGAGCGTTAGTCACAATCGCGCCGGGTTTGGTTCTTCCTTGCGCGTACAACGCCGCTTGTTCTTCATTACTACGATAGGTGCTGGTGACTAAAAGATCAATCCCGGCGTCTTTTGCGGCTTTGACAAGCGCGTGTGCTCGCCATTGCACTGCCGGAGCTAGATCTTCTATTCGGCGGCTCATTGTTTAGCTACCCTAGTAAGGATAGGTATTGTTTCAAGCCGCGTGACGCGTTTATCAATCTCATGAACTTTGGTGGTCAAATCTCGATCAAGTTTGCCAAGATTCAGATTAACCTCTTCCAGCTTGAGATATATCTTATTCCCCATCCAGCCTAGCACCGCGACTAGGAGTCCGAAGAAAGTACCAACTAGGGACAGCATTAACGCGGTGAAGGCTTGATCGGTCATTGTTAAGGTTGGTTAAATTGAGGATTTACGCCAATAACAGGCGCACCACGATATGCTGCTTGTAAAAGCATGTTACGTAACTCAGCCGCTTGTTGTGGTGACTGTATTAACCTATTTTGCATTAAATCTGACAAAACGCCATACCTGAGTGCGGGTCTGACA